CCTTTCAATCATATAGAGTATATTCCTGTTTTTGAAACTGCTGAATTTGTAAAACCTTTTTATGATTTTTCGAATGTCCATACAGAAAAAATAGATTTCCAAGCATATTACGGATCAAGTGCTGGAACTAATATATTTCGCTTAGTTGGAGCAAAACCAATATCTGAAGAAGAGCACAACAAAATTACAGGTACAAATGGATGATTATATGATTGAAAGGGGGATAAAGATATGAACTTCGGAGAAGCCATAAAATGCATGAAAAAAGGAAAGAAAGTTACACGCAATGATAAGATTAGAGAGGTGATTCTATGATACCTAAGATTTTTAAAATAAGCGGATATCTCATAGACCCGACAGGAAGACTTGAACCACACCACATTAAGGCGAAAATGCTTTATGGCTGTGGATTTCCACTTGTAGGACAGCACATTCACGTACAGAAAGCAGAGATTAAGAAGCTGAATGAAAAGCATCCGCTTATGAGAGAGAACTGTGATTTGGCAGAATGCGAGAAGTATTTCAACAATGAACCGCCGATAGTGAGCAATAGAAAAGTTGAACCAGGACAGGTGTACAGGCACTTCAAGGGCAAGACAGTAAAAGTCCTGTATATTGCACAGGATAGCGAAATGCCGGGGCAGTTTAAGGTAGTCTATGAATGTTCTGGTGGCGTGTGGTGCAGACCTTATGGAATGTTTGTGAGTGAGGTAGACAGGAAGAAATACCCGGATGTGAAGCAGAAGTATAGATTTGAGTTAGTGGAGGAATAATCATGATTATTACAGGAATGGATCACTTTCAGAGTGTATGCAAAAAGAAACTTGTTGAATGGTATCAGAAGAATAGACCAGAGACACCTATTGATTTAAGCAATGTGTTTGTGGTATGGAGTTGTAAGACTTTGCAAAACTACAAGTGTCTTGCATCTACTACCGTCAGTGGTGACGGAATCTATGCCGAGTACACATACAACGGTGACAAACAGGCGCTGTATGAAGATGTGTATGGAAAGATTACAAACACCTGTCATACAGAAGAATAAGTGATACTTTTTAGAGACTTTAACGAACTGTTAAGGTCTCTTTTTTATGCGTAAAATGAAAGCATAGAGAACAACAAATACTAATTTACAGGAGGTATGAGTATGAATCCATATATGTCATATACACCGTATATGCCACAAGATGCTTATATGCAAGACCAGATGGCATTACGACAACGGATAGACAACTTATCACAAGCTCAACAGCAATACAAGGCACAGGCACAGCCGAACGTAAACTGGATACAGGTAGCCGGAATTGACGGGGCAAGAAATCAGATTGTACAGCCGGGAACAACGGCTTGGATGATGGATAACAATGCACCGTATTTCTATGTTAAATCTGTTGACGGTGTGGGAAGTGTTACGTTTAAAGCTTTTGAATTCCATGAGGTACAGGCGAACAATCCACAACCTGTAGTGGAAAATATGGACGCTAAGTACGTAACAAGAGAAGAATTCAACAAATTACTGGATACATTGAAACCTCAGCCGGAAGAACAGAAAGGGGATCTGACACATGAGTAATCCATTGATGGGAATGATGGGCGGTATGCCGGGTGGCAACGGTCCATTCGGAATGATTCAAAAAATGATGGGGATGGTGCAGAGTACACAGAACCCCGGAGCAATGTTACAGAATATGGCGCAGAGCAACCCGAACATCAAAAAGGCTATGGAGATGTGCCAAGGAAGAAACCCGAAAGATGTATTTATGGAGATGTGCCAGAAAAATGGCATGAATCCAAACGACATTATCAATAAAATAAAGTGATATCCAGACGGAGTGCACACGTCTTGATAAATAAAAGAAAAGGAGAACCAACATGAACGAGGGATTAAACACACTTAGTGCTGCCGATGTAGCAGCAGTCACAAGAAACAACGATGGAAACATGTGGGGTGACGGTGGATGGTTCTGGATTATCATTCTTGCTTTCCTGTTTTGCGGTAACGGATGGGGAAACAACAACGGAACACATGACGCTTTTGTTTCTGACGAATTCGTGAAAAGAGATATCTTTAACACAAATCAGAATGTGTCCAACACAGCTTGCGAGACACAGAGAGACGTATTAGAGAACCGCTATACCACACAGCTTGGCTTGCAGAACTTACAGGCTCAGCAGGCTCAGTGTTGCTGCAACACACAGAAAGAGATCTTACAGAGTAGATATGATGCAGCATTACAGGCACAGAACATGCAGGCACAGATGGCACAGTGTTGCTGTGACATTAAAGAAAGCATCTTAGCAGATGGACAGGCTACACGCCAGTTAATCCAGGATAACACGATTCAGAACTTGAGAGACAAGCTCGCTGATCGTGACAGAGATTTGCAGACAGCATACTGGCAGATTTCACAGGTTTCACAGACCAATAACATTATTGATGCGGTGAGACCGACACCAAAACCGGCTTATATGTCTTGCAGTCCATACTTTGCGTATAACGCATTTGGTAATGGTTGCTGTGCAAGTGGGAATGTGATGTAAGTGAACGATATATCACTACTCGACTTTCTAACAGTGTACGGAGTTGCTTTGCAGATAGCGAATTTTAACAGTGATTTATCACAGGCGAGTAATTCCGACATCGAAAAACACTTGCACGAACAAGACAGTAAGTACTTTTTGAAAATAATTGAAAACCAAAACAAAATCATAAGCATGTTGGAAGAATCCATATCTACGAAAAAGTAGTCTTGCGAACATCAAAGAGAGTAGGCATGCGCTTACTCTCTTTTTTAAGAAAGGAGAAAAAATATGTTAAATTCTATTGCTAAAAATGCTCAGACGGTAGCAACAAATCAGAATGTATTATTTACGGAAACAAGAGTGAAAAGCCGTAGATGTGCTTGTAACACAGGGTGGCTTGCACATGACAACGGCAGTGGACTTTTCGAAATCACAAACCGTGGAAATCTGCCGATGGCGGTCGAAGTTGAGTTTAACGGAAACGTTACGGCATCTGCAATAGGAGCGGTAGCGTTATCTATCAAACAGAACGGGGAATCGATTTCCGGTACAGAAATGGACTATACAGTAGCAACGGCAAATGTGTATCAGAATGTCGGTGCAGCTACATTGATTGCAGTTCCGGCCGGAAGTAGCGTCACTGTATCGGTTGGCAACATCGGCACAGTCGAAACATTGGTTAAGGATGCGAATATCATCATTAAAAAGCTCTCATAGAAAAGGGGTGAGTTTCTATGATTGATTTTAAAAGCAACCTAGATGTCAAAACTCCGAAAGAAATCTTTGCCGAAATCAACGAACGGTTTATCGGAGCTGTTATGATGCACGGACAGTTTGCAGACTACTTCGATTTCCTTGGCTTAAAAGGCTTTAAGCGGATGCATGAGTACCAGCACATTGCGGAAAGCTTGGAACGTAGGAAAGTGTGCCGATATTTTATAAGCCATCACAATCAGCTTATTGATGATGCATTTGATGGAAAAGTGAATGTTATCCCGGATGCGTGGAGAACGGCCAAACGGTTAAGCGTTGGGAAAAGCACAAAGCAGAAAGCCGTAGAAGATGGCTTTGTCGAGTATCACAATTGGGAATCCGAAACAAAGGAAGTGTACGAACAGTACGCACACACGCTAAGAGAAAACGGTCATGTGGCTGATGCTATGTTCGTGGAATGTTTAGTAGAGGATGTAAGCGAAGAATTAAAAACTGTAGAATGTATGATTAACGACTTCATATCTACCGGATATGACATGGTATACATCACAGAAATTCAATCGGAGATTCACGACAAATACAAAAAGAAAATGAAAGGAATCGAGGTGTAATAAATGAGCGAGATCAAAAAGATTTTGGAAGAACAGCTTGAACGTGAGAAAGCATCTGCAAGAAAAGACTTAAATATGTCTAACTTACAGGCAATGTACATGATTACATCTACATTGTGCAATATGAAATCTTTGGAATGTGAAAGCGTACCGGGGATGATTGCGGATGCATCGGAAAACCTTATCAAGAAGTACAGTAACGGAAAGTACGACAAAAACATTGATGCACTATATGACCAGTACATTATAGCGAAAGAGATGTATCAGCAGAACGGAGATCAAGCACACAGAGACAAACTGATGGAAAGTGTCGGGAAACTTATGGTAGAAGTGTACGACATGCTTTCATCTATGGTGATGGATTCAGATTTTGCGGAAGAACGGAAAGAGATTCAAAGGCAAATCAAGAAGCTTGCGGAAATGTAAAAGCATGGGTACGGAGTACTATATATATTAATGTTACGATATATACGGTGAATCACATAGGACATTTTCTTTTCTTACTTGATACACCTCCTTTCATTAAAGCCTAATAGCGGAATGCTGATTAAAGGGCGGTCAAACGCCCGTTAGGCTTTTCCTTAAGGTTGCGGACTTAGGGAACCGTCATTTTATGTTACCTCCTAAAAATATAAAATGATAAATTTTCATCCCGCAAAGGATAGTGCACAGTATGGTGCTTGGATTCATGTCCGGCTATCCTTTTTCTGTATAGAGTTAGTTACGGAACAATATGCAGATTGACCGTCAAATAGCCGTAACAGTGGTTGGAACTGTATAGAGGGAACACTTACACCAACCACTAACGGGATATAGTTCAATGGTAGAACAAAAGTCACAATCCATCATCTCTTTGAAAAAAAGACTTATGTCCACGGTTCGATTCCGTGTATCCCGATTACCCCGGCAGAGGTTCATCTGCCTGAATCCCTACCGCAGACGAAGCGGTTAATAAGAGACGTTGAGGAGGATATGCAACATGAAAAATATTATTCAGATTATCAAGGATGCTGGTCTTGAAATTACAGATGAGCAGAAAAAGACAATCGAAGATGCAGTGAAAGAGAATTACAAAAGCGTATCTGACTATGATAAGCAGACACGAAAAGTAGAAACTCTGACACAGGAACGTGACAACTTTAAAACGCAGTATGAAACAGCGAAAGAGACTTTGGACGGGTTCGAGGGAAAAGACTTCGATGCGATCACAAGAGAACGTGATGAGTGGAAGACGAAAGCTGAGAATGCAGAAAAAGAATGGAAAGACAAGTTTGAAGCCAGTGAAAAAGAGTACAACCAGAAGATTGAAGAAAGAGACTTCAACGATGTTCTGACAAAGGCTCTTGCGGGCGAGAAATTTAGCTCTGATTTTGCCAAAACAGGAATTATCAAAATGATTAAAGACAAGGGTCTGAAACGTGAGGGCGAAAAGATTCTTGGTCTTGATGATTACATGAAAGAGCTGAAAGAATCTCAGAAAGACGCTTTCGTGACGGATGGTAAGACACCACCTGTATTCACAACACCTACAGAAAAAGGTGTAGGCGAACAGAAAGCAGAGCCGTTTGTTCCTGGAACTGTTTGGTAAAACCATACTGCGAACCGGCTATCGATAGAGGATAGTCGTTGACCTTAAAGAATTAAAGGAGAACAAAAATGGCAGAAACAACAAGAATTACATCGTTAAATATGTTACTTGACCCAACCGGAAAAATGCTTCTTGCAGAAGAGTACGGAAAGGTCATTGAAAACGTCCAGAAGAACACTATTTCTGGAAAAATGAAGAATACCGAACTTTCCGGTGATCCATCAGCCGGAACCGTAGAAGCGAAGAGATTCGCAAATGCGACATCCAAGAATTACGGAACCGCCAGAGGTGCATCTAAAGGTGATGGAGTAAAAGGAAAGCCGGTTACGATTCCGATTAATGTAGATAAGGAAATCGTAGAAGAGGTTGAACAGAAAGACGTATCTCTTCTCGGAGTAGAGGGACTTATCGCAAAAAGAACAGCAAACCATGCACTTAGAATGATCGCAGAACTCGACACTGAGTTCTTCAAAGTTGCCGGAACAGATGCGACAGAAGTTGATCTGACAGGCATTACAGCTATTGAGGAACAGGCTGAAACCATGATTCAGCAGTGCGAAACCACCAAGAATGAATATGTGGACGGAGTACCTCGTTCTATGATGAACATGATCTGTACACCTAAATTCTACGGAAAAATCCGCACATATCTGGACAAAGTTACGGTTCCAGGTGTTGGCGTGGCTGACGAAGAGTTCTACGCTTATCATGGCGTAAAAACATTCTCATGTGTGCACATGCCGACAGACGTTGATGTGATCGTGATGGCGGATGGAGCTATCGCACAGCCTGTTAAATCCACACCATACAGTTCTGAGAAGATTCCTCTTTCAGAAGCATACGGCATCGAACTCTTTTACCATTACGGAACAAAATCTGTAATGCCAGACCTTATCTTCAAGAACAAGAAAGGAGAGTAAGCATGAGACGGTTTGAAGACTTGGAAACAGGAAGAATCTTATCAACTGAGCATAAAACGAGTGCTCAGTTGATGGAAAACAATCCACAAAAATATAAAGAAATTTCAGTTGAAAAAACTAAAGCCAGATCAAATTCTAGTAAACAGGAAAATTAGGTGAAACACTATGGCGTACACAGATTATAAGTTTTATACAAAAAAATTTTTTGGAAAAACAATTCCAGAAAGTGAATTTCGTGAATATGCAGAGCGAGCCAGTGACTGCGTAGATAGCTACACGATGGATCGTCTTGTCGATGGACTTCCAGAAAATGAGCGAGCAGAAACAAAAGTTCAAAAAGCTGTATGTGCAGTAGCTGATGAAATGTACAAGATAGAACAAGCTAAAAAAGCTTCTATGGATGCCATAGGAACCATACAGAGAGAAGATGGGACGGTCGTAAACAAGGCCGTCTCTTCTGTTTCTTCGGGGAACGAAAGCATATCTTACGCTAATGGGAATAGTCAGAACAATCGGTATACCGTAGCAGCTACCAATGTGCAAGAAGAGAAAAGAATACTTCTTGAAGCAGCAGTCAGCTATCTTTTTAACGTTACCGATGATAACGGAGTGTACTTGCTATATAGAGGGATTTGAACAATGAAAATCATTAAAAAATTATTTTGCAAACACAAAAAGAAAATCCATGCCGGAACGTATCTGGAAGATATCGGAAACGGGATAAAAGGAACAAGACACATATGGAAGTGTGAAAAATGCGGTAAGAAGTTTTATTAATGAGAGGTGATACCAATGTATGGCAAAACCATAACTGTATTTAACAAATATGTGAATCAAAAGGATGAAATATTTTGGTATCCGACCGTAATTAAAGGTGTTCAACTCATTGTTGATAAATCCGCAAACATCGAAAAAACAGGACTTGATACGGCTGACACGGCAACGCTCCATGTTCTTTATCGCATGACATCCGATGAAAAAGTAGTATCTGGCAAAAAGTATCTTGAGCCTAAAAAATGGGCGAAACAAATTAACGATACGCTTGGACATACCGTCACATTTGCAAGCGGTGACTTTTTCATTGAGGGCGAACATGATGAAAAGATGATAGTAGACGAAGACTATCAGAGCCGGAGAGACGGTGGCTTTTATGATTATATGAACAAAAATCACGACAATGTATTCTTAATCACCAATGTCGGAACATACACACTTATCCCACATTTTGAGATAGGGGGAAAGTAAATGGCACGTAGCAGAATGTTTCACTTCCCGAATATTTCGATAGTTGAAGCTGACATCAAAGTGAATGTGAATCTTGACCGATTCGAAAAGCAATTCCAAGATGCGCAACTTTGGTTAGATGAACAGGTATGGACAGGCACAAAAAAGTATATTCCACAAAGAGACGGGATTCTGATTAATACAACCAATACGCAGAACGAATCCCTGAAAGGTAGTGGAAAGGTTTATGCCGGATATGGTCCTTACGCAAGATTTTTGTACATGGGAAAAGTTATGGTGGATCCGGAAACTGGTTCGCCGTGGGCAAGGCCAAAAGCAAAAAAAGTCGTGACAGACCGTGATATCCAGTTTTCGAAAGAGCCAAACCCTTTTGCGACAGATCACTGGTTTGATTCTGCCAAAGATGAATTTGGTGATACATGGGTAAAAGGAGTGAAGAAACGTGCAGGCGGTGGATAGTAAAAAAACAGTGAAATACGATGTTGACGGATACGACATTGTAACAAATGCACTTAAAGATTTGCTGAATCAGTATCCAGGACTGGAAACCGGAGAAGTGTTTAAATTCTCTACTCTGAAAGAAGATGATGGAATAGCATTTTATCCGGTATCCGGTGCGGTGATTGCACAGGAGAAAAAATCGGTAACAGGCAAGGTGAATCAACTTTGCAACTACCCATTCTATATCGTGTACAGGACATCCCGTGATTCTCCGAATATGAAAGCGGATATCAAGGAATTTCTTGATAGTGTAGGTAAATGGCTGGAACGACAAACAGTCGTGATTGATGGTGGAAAGTATAGGCTTACATCTTACCCAACACTTACAGAAGAACGAAAAATAGAAGAGATTACAAGAATCACACCATCATACCTTGACAAAACTTACGAAAACAATGTGCAAGACTGGGTGATTAGTATGTCTCTCAAATACAGAAATGTATTCATAAGAACTAATTAACCGGACATCAATTGGAGATGTTCGCTGACCGTAAAAAGTTAACGGTAGAAAGGATTTTAATATGGGAAATCTTAGTAGAGAAGCACTCGCACATTATCTGGACTATAGTTTCAAACAGACAGCAGCAAGTGCTACGTGGGAAATCCTTGGTGATGACATTGACGATATGTCGGTCGATCTGAACCCGGATACAGAGACGAAGAAGAACATTCTTGGTCAGACAAAAACCACAGATAATGGATATGAACCGTCTATGGATGCAGATACATACTATGCAAACCCGGACAAAAAGCTGTATCCGAAAATTAGGGATATTGCAATGAAACGATTGAAAGGAGCAGATTGCAAAACACTTATGTTGGAAGTCCTTGTGGAAGATACAAGTGCAGAAAACCACCTTGCATATGTCGAAGAGGTTATGGTAAAACCTCAGTCTTATGGTGGTGATACATCTGGTGTAAACATTCCGTTCAAGGTGTCTTCCGATGGAAAGAGGACAGAGGGGTATGTAAGTGCCACTTCGCTCGCTTCTGGAAACCCAGAATTTACAGCCGGAGCAATTCCACATAGTCTTTCTACAGGAAAAGAAGTACTGTAACGCTTTATTAATAGGAGGAATAATATGAGCAACAAGTTACCAAAAAAAAGAAACAACAATCAACTTTGTATCTCGGTTGATTCTGGAAAGATTGAAGTACCAATCATAGACAAACACACACACGAAAAACTTGGGCAGTTGGTATTTGCACCAAATGACACAAACATCGTTGAAAGATATGAAGAGGTTGTATCTTTTTGGAAGAATTACAAGATGCCTGAAGAAGACAGCTTAGAAGCTGTAAAGAAAGCAGAAAAAGAAATTTCAGATCAGCTTTCGTATTTGATTAATGCGGATGCGGAAAAAGCTTTCTTTTCTATTCTTGGTCCTTTTTCTCCTATGGATGACGGGAAAATCTTTATGGAACAGGTGCTTGATGGTGTAGCACAGGTTATTGAGAAAACTTTGAATACCAACGTAACAAAGGTACAGCGCCGTGTAAATAAGTATGTGGCCAAGTACCACAACTAATGGATGTCTGGAAACTTCCGAAATCCGTTAACGTAAACGGCAAAGAATATCGAATACGCTCAGATTACAGAGCCGTGTTAGATATTCTTTGTGCTATTAATGATCCCGATATAGTAGCCGGAATGTCAGAGGAAGAAAAAAACTTGGAGATATACACAACGATTCTGGCTATATTCTACGAAGACTTTGATAATCTTCCAACGGAAGACTGGGAAGAAGCTTTAAAGACGGCGAAAGAGTTTATCGACTGCGGATTTAAGGAAGATAAGAAAAAACCGCAACTTATGGATTGGAAAAAAGATGCAAAGATTCTGATTCCGGCCATTAATAAAGTGGCACATGAGGATATTCGTGAGAAAGAGTACTTGCATTGGTGGACGTTCATGGGACTTTTCATGGAGATTGGAGAATCTCTGTTCAGCACTATCACTAACATTCGTGAAAAAGTCTCAAAAGGGAAGAAATTGGATAGTTGGGAAAAAGAATTCTATTCTAGCAATAAGGAACTTGTTGACCTTAAAGCGACACCAGAGCGAAGCAAAGAAGAAAAAGAAGAATTAAGAAGAGTATTCGGGCTCGCAAATAATTAACCGGGTATCATGTGGAGATACCCGCTGACCGCAAATATTTAGCGGTAGAAAGGACAATACATGACAGAAGATGGAAGTATTGTTATCAACACAAAAATAAGAACTGATGGTGTAAAGGCTGGCACACAAGAAATTGAAGCCGGATTGCGAAGAGCAGCAAACAGGGTGGATAATTTAGGGACGTCTGCAAAAAACGCCATCAACAAGCAGATAGATGCTTTTGCAAAACTGAATAACGAATACATCGCACAAGAGCAAAAGGTAGAATCGTTACGCCAAAAGGTAGAATCCTATGCAAATCAGCGCATCCCAACCGCAGAATACAAGAAAATACAGGACGAGATAGAAACGACTACGGCAAAAATGAATCAACTCATAAAGGCTCAAGAGTGGTTTGTTTCTAATGGTGGAGATATCAATTCTAATATATATAGAGATCAGCAACGTACTGTGGATGAGTGGTCAAATTCGATCGAAAACGCTAAAAATAAATTGGCTGATTTAGAAAAAAGTGGCAAAGCGTTTAAAGAAATTAAGAGTGCAGAAGCTCCGCAAGCCGAAGTTGAAAAACTTGCTGTTGCGGAAAGAAGACTTGCTGATATGCAGAACCGATTAAACACATCGTATTCTGGCATTAAAAGCAAACTGGCAAGTTATGGTACTGGTTTGGTTTCCTTGAAAGAAAAACTATTTGGAGTAAACAGTGCTAATAGCAAAACTGCAAATTCCAATTCAAAACTGAGTAGGTCATTTAAAGGCGCTAATAAATCAGCCGGATCAGCAAGAATGAGTATCGGAAGAATGCTTACGATGTCTGTGTTGTTTAGCAGTGTTTTTCGAATTCTTAGTGCTCTTACACAAGGAATAATAGGTGGATTCAATAATCTCGCTCAATATTCCAAAACCACAAACGCAAATATATCTACTTTGTGGGGGAGCCTTATCAGATTGCAAAATGCATTTGCTACAGCTTTCAGTCCGATTCTGGAAGTTGTGACACCGATACTGTCACGATTCATTGACCTTATCAGCACAGCCATAACTTATGTAGGGATGTTTTTCGGGTATCTTGCCGGGAATAAAACATACACAAAGGCACTGGCAGTACAAAAAAATTATGCTGCCAGTCTGGACAAGACCGCCAAGTCTACGAAGAAAGCCACAAAAGCAGCGAAAGACTACCTGTCACCGCTCGATGAAATTAATCGGTACACAACAAATAAGGATACCGACACAACACCGTCTGGATCCGATGTAAACGGAACACCGATCAGCAAAATGTTTGAAGAAGTTCCAATAGATGCACCGCCGATTTTCGAAAAAATCAAGGATGTACTGGGGCAGATATTCCAACCGTTCAAAGAAGCGTGGGAACGTGAGGGAAAGAACACGATTGATGCTGCTAAGTATGCATTATCGGAACTTGGAGCACTGGCAAAGAGTGTCGGCAGTAGTATGTTGGAAGTCTGGACGAATGGTACAGGCACACAGATACTGTCTACCATGTTACAGATCGCACAGGGACTGCTTACAACGGTCGGGAATATCGCAAGGCAATTAGATATAGCTTGGAATAAAAACGCCGTAGGAACGGCCATTATACAGGCTATAGCAGATGCTTTCCAAAAGGTACTTGATATCATCAATCGTCTTGTGTGGGATACGGCTCAGTGGGCGGGATCTTTGGACTTTTACCCGTTGCTTAATTCGATTAAGAATCTGTTTGAATCTATGTCACCACTGATAGAAGCTATTGGAAGTTTCTTAGAAAGATTGTATACAAACATTATATTACCGATGCTTACATGGCTGATAGAGAGCGGTCTTCCGTTCCTTATTAATCTACTTGCGGATTTGTTTGATTTTCTCGGAGAGCATCAATGGATTATAGATGCCATTGGAGCTGCACTGCTTGGAGCCTTTGTATCATCGAAGATATCACCTCTTGTACTTGGAATAAAAGATGCCATTACAAGTCTTATAGGCGTATTCACTGGTGCCGGGGGATTATCTGGAGCAATTTCTATGATCGTTGCGGCTTTCGATAGATTTGCAGTTGCTTCAAATGTAATACCTATTGCCATTGCGTTAGCTGTTGCAGCTATTGTATTAATAATTACTCACTGGGATCAGCTTAAAGTCGTAATGTCAAATCTTATGAACTGGATAAAAGGAGTATTTGCCGTTGATTGGAATGCTCAACTCGGAGTATTGGGCGAGGGAATAGAAGTTTTATTAAGTACCGTGAAAGGTGTTTTTGACAGTATAAAGCAGATATGTTCTGGATTTATCTCATTCTTTAAATTAGTTTTTACAGGCCAATTCAAGGCTGCCGGAAAAGAATTATTGAACATTCTTCGAGCAGAAGCAAATATGATCTATTCGATATTCAAAACCCCAGTCAATGAGGTTATTGCTTTGTTTAATGCAATGGGACAGGCGATTGTCAAAGCGATTAATAATCTGATTGATGGATTGAATCATATTAAGGTGCCGGATTGGGTTCCGGGTATTGGTGGTAAAGGAATTAATCTTTCTCATGCGAACTTCACGAGGGTTCCTTACCTTGCACAGGGCGCAGTTATTCCGGCCGGGAATCCGTTTTTAGCGGTGCTTGGTGACCAGACAAAAGGAAACAACTTGGAGATGCCGGAAAATCTGTTAAGAAAAATCGTAAGTGAAGAAAGCGGTAAAGGTACAGGAATGATAAAACTTGTGGTAAATCTGGACAGCAGAACGGTACTTGAACAGCTTATTAATACAGCAAAAGAGATGCAGATGTCCAATGGACAGAATGTATTCGAACTTGGGAGGTAGGTAAAATGGCACAGCAAGTGATTAAGATTAATGGTCGGACTATTCATCAGCCAGACACATTCAAATTCAGCTTTGCCACTACCTCTACAGAGGGAACAGAGCGATTAATGAGTGGAGTTATGTGCAATGAACCGATGTTCACGGTAGAATCTTACGCTTATGAGGGAAGTGACATAAGCATATCGGAAATGGCAAGCCTTTTGCAGATGATTGTAAATCAAAGGCAGGTGCAGCTATATTATTTTTCCGTGTATTACGGAAGATGGAGAGAAGCACCGTTTTATGTCACACAAGGAAGTGTAGATATCGGGACATTAAAAGAGGGAGAAGAAAAGTACAAATCCCTTAGTTTTAACATAATCGGGGTGAATCCACTATGATACACATTAGCAATGCATATAAGAAAGCTATATACGGACGTAGTGACTGGTATCCATCTGCAAGGGTTACTTTCTTGGATGGCACAGTGCTAAATCTTGGCCGATCCGAATTTTTAATATCTGGCAACAACATTGTTGATGGAGCTGGTACACAAAGTTTGCCACTCGGCAATGTTGTTTCCAGAAAAATTACAGTAAAGCTGTATAACGCAGATGACAGATATAGAGTTCATAGCTTTCTCAGTGCAAAGATAACATTGTATAAGTCAATTAGCACGGATATGGGTGATCTGACTATAAAAAGTGGCACTTATACCGTAATTGACCCGGAAAGCTATGGGGATACCGTAAGCTTTTCTGCTTACGATGATGCATATAAGCTTGATCGTGATTACACGACACATTTAAAATACCCCCTCAAGCTGTCTGAAATATTGATAGATTCTTGCAGAACGTGCGGAGTACAGTTAGACACAGTACATTTTAACGGAGAAGATATAACCGTAAAAGAAGCACCGACAAACACTACTCACAGACAGGTTGTTGGATTAATATCCATGATCGCTGGTGGAAATGCATGGATGAATGCGGACAACCATCTACAGATTACAGATTACGACATGACACTTTTTGACGGAATGACCGATCTTGATGGTGGGTGGTTCGATGATCCAAGGCGAAATTATGACGGCGGTCAATTTGAGACAGATGTCATCACTGAAAAGTATGTGACATATTCCGATTTGTCTGGTGGAAGTTTTGGTGATGATATTAATGAATTTTTTTACGATGATCTTGACTGGAACAAAGAGTTGTACACAAGCGGTTCCAACATGGACGGTGGCTATTTTGACAATGGATTAGAACTTTTAACGGATGATTCTTACGGGATTATGTATCGTTCAGTAGAACGCAAACAGAGAAATCCTTATCACTTAATATCAAAGCAACATGATGGATTCCGACTCAGAGACGGACGTACATTAGGCGTTCATTCGGTAGATGCGGAAGAGGCAAGCGGATATATTCTTTCCGATGCCACTACTTACTACACAAGTGGAAACAATGCCGATGATGGAACGTTTGAGTTGGCTGATAATTTCCATTTTTTAACACAGTGGAAGAGTGGGTTAACAACCGGAGTTGAAAACATAAAGATTACAGGCGTGCAAACAACGGATAATGAAAACACATATACTTACGGCACTGATGGGTACGTTTTGGCAATAGAAAATTCGCTTATTGAAGATAAAAATCTTCTCGTAAATACAGTGGGGGCAAAGCTTGTAGGATTAACATTTATGAATTTTTCTGGTGAACATTTATCTTATCCTTTGGCAGAGTTTATGGATCTTGCCTATGTGATTGATCGTGCCGGAAAGACGAACAGGACGATTCTTACAGACATTACATTTAACTTTCTTGGATTTACTCAGCTTAAATGCTCGGCTGAAAATTCTGTGAGAAACAGTAGTAAATATGTAAGCGCAGAAACCAAAGCTATTCAAAAATCTTCGAAAATTACCGAAAAAAAAATTAGTAAATATGATGAAGCTGTTCAGTCACTTACAGCCTTAATGACACAGGGGATGGGATTTTTTAAGACCGAAGAAATCAAAGAAGATAAATCAGTTATATTTTATCTCCACAACAAAGAACGGTTGGAAGATTCGAACATTATCTGGAAAATGGTTGGTGATGCATTTGCAGTGTCTACAGATGGCGGTAAGACATGGAACGCCGGTTTGGATTCTAATGGTAATGCAGTAGTTAATGTACTTTCTGCCGTAGGTATTAACTGCGATTGGATACATTCTGGAACATTGACACTTGGCGGTTATAACAATACAAATGGACATTGTGCCATTGAAAATGCGGATGGCAAGGTTGTTGGAACATTAGGAGTAAACGGATATTACTCAAACGATCCTAAAGATCAATATGCTATCCGTGTAAATAATGGGCAAATTGATGTATACGGAAGTAAAGGTACACTGGTTGGAACCGTAAAGTATGTGCAAGGCACTGGTGATGGAAGTGAAGGAATAGAAATGTATGTGCATAGCGGTAATCGCTATTCCGCTGTTAGTGTAAGCACTAATGGACGGACAGCAATATGGGGAGATTCCGTTTTAGTTGCAACAGACAAACTTATTACCGGAGGTACACAAGCCAAAACTGGACGTGCGGTATTTTCTGATGGAAGTTATTTGGATTATCGAAACGGTTATTTAATCGGTGGCAGAACAGCAAGCGGTACAACATTTTAAGGAGACAGCATATGACAAAAACAGAAAGTGCGGTTCAATGGGCTATTGGGATAGCCAACGACAACAGGCATGGTTATTCGCAGATACAAAGTAGGAGATGGGGGAATCCAGATTATGATTGCTCTTCACTTGTCATATCTGCATGGCAACAGGCCGGAGTACCTGTAAGATCTAACGGTGCAACTTATACAGGCAATATGTATAATGTTTTTCGAGCCTGTGGTTTCACGGATGTTACATCGAGTTGTAACCGTGCTACGGGAGCTGGTATGCAAAGGGGTGATGTACTACTTAATGTGACATACCATACAGCGATGTATATTGGAAACGGTCAGATGGTACAAGCATCATCCACCAGAGGGCATCCAGAACCAGGGGATCAAACGGGAACAGAGATATGGGTGTGCAGATATTATAATTATTCGAGAGGATGGAATTATGTACTACGATATACTGCCGGTGGAGATTCTGGTAGCAGTGGAGGACAGGAACCAATACAACCGCCATCCGGAGTTTCGCTTGTACAGTGGATTCCTGGATAGAAAGGAGAATATATATGGCAATTCAAATGCGTAGGGGGCAATTAAAAGATTTTGATGCAAACAAGATGCTCCCCGGAGAATTTGCAGTTACTATAGACGAAGCTGTAGAAAATCAAAAAGTTTTTATGTGCTTTTCTGCAGGGACAATAAAAGAACTGGCTACAAAAGAAGATTTTGAAGCTGATTTAAAAAGCATACAGCAAGCCATAAAAGATGCGAATAATGCATCGAAAAAGGCACAAGATGCTATAGATAAAGCTAACCAAATTGTGGCCGGGAAAGTCGGTATCGATGACACACAGACCAGTACGTCAACGGTATATTCTTCACAGAAAAGTGATGAAATATATGTAAAGAAAACAGATTATGATAATCTTGTGAAAAAAGTAGAGACGTTGGTAGATGATTTGTCTGACGCAATAGTAAGTAGGTGATAAAATGGCAGATGCATATATAGAAGAATTAAATAAAGCGGATAGCCTTTCAGATGACGATACTGTCTTGCTCCACACCAAAACCGAAGATTTGCAACTAACTATCGGAATGCTGAAAACTTTAATGACAGTAGAAAAAGCCATAAAGCTTGCTAATCCGCTTTTGGTATCTATAACAGGAGATGCGACCGGGGATGGAACTACAGATGGTAGAGAGGCACTTTTTATTGAATTATCGAACATAAAAGCTTCAAGCTTGAAGAACAGCATTAAAATTAATGGAACGGAATTTGACGGAACAGAGGGAATCACTACAGAACGATGGGGAACAGAAAGAACTGTAACGATCGGTGGATGTGAAAGGAAAGTAAACGGAGAAACAGATGTTAACTTTCCGGCAAATGAAGTTTTCTCCGGATCCGGACAACCTTATGTCCCGACAGCCGGAGGAAATATGACAGGAAACCTAAAAAGGGAAATAAATGAATCAAGTTATAATTTGTTTGAAGCAACTACAGAAAGCGAAGAATCTGGCGTTTCAGTAAAATTAAAAGTTGGTGATATTAATGCCAATATTGTTATCCAAAGTCTTTCACAACCTTATTGGCATAATGGAGTAAATTTAAAAAAATTACTTACAGAAGACGATATCTATGAACTTGAACGAAGAATTTCAGAACTTGAAAGCATGGCCACACAAACGTTAGCAGTAGCAAAGGAGGATGATGCAAATGGCTAATGAAAATTTAAAAGCGCAGAAAATATATGGAAAATACATAAAAGATCTTCCGCAAGTCACAGAATTGAACGATACGGATGATATTATCGTAGAAGATTCTACTCCAATAACAAGCAGAGCGAAGCTAGGAGTGTTGTTTGATTCCATTAAAAAAAGAATTGCATCTACTTGGAGATTTGTAGAACTAAACAACCAAACTATCATGGAATATGCTAGTGAGTTGGATAGCAATAAAATAGGGAATAAAGATAATCTCATCAGTATTCTTGCTACTAACGCAAAAAAAGTAGAAGATTGTCTTACACAAACAACAGAAAGCGGAGTCTACCGTTGGTATTCAGCTAAGAATCAACCGTCCACAGGTGGATACATAATTGTATTTAAGTATAACAGTAATACATCTATGAGACTTGCACTGGCTGATAATGGTATATATTATTCTACATATAATGCTGGTGTTTCATATGGATCTTGGGAGAAATTGTAATCATTTCGCAATAACGTAGCATACTGGATCGACCGTTAGGTCAGCGCTCCATATTGAATCAAGCTGTACATACGGTCCGGTGATTGGGCAATAATAATCAATATAAATTACTCCGAATTTTCCGTTATCGAATACGTAGGGTTCATCCAAGACGATGCTATTTTTATTTAGCTCAGAAAAATACGGGAACGATATTTTTCTGAACTTTTTCCATAATTATAGTATCTTTACAGAAAGGAAATTAAGTAATTATGAAAAAAATGAGTGAAGAGACCATGTGCGAAGTGATCAAAAGCTGTGCCTACGGCTACACGGTAGACGAATTGGCAGAACACTACGGCATGGAAAAAGCAGATGCAGAAAAGTTTGTGAAAGATCATGCATCAGAGATTGCAGAAACGAAAGAACATTTAAAACAGGAGGGATATATTGAATAGGATAGTCGATGTTTCTGAACATAACAGGAACATCGACTGGGCGAAAGTAAAAGCATCCGGCATTGTAGGTGCAATCATCAGATGCGGATATGGACAAGATCAGGCAGGACAGGATGACAAAAAATGGTTGAGAAATGTATCTGAATGTGAGCGTCTTGGCATCCCTTACGGTGTGTATCTGTATTCTTACGCAAAGACTACAGGTGCGGTACGGGGAGAAATCAACCACGCATTAAGACTTCTAAAAGGACATTCTCCGGCATGGCCTGTATATTTTGACAGCGAACAGCCGGGAACACAGAGCGTTGCAAAAGCCAACGCAAAAGCATTTTGTGACGCAATGGTGGCACATGGATATAAAGCCGGAATCTATGCATCTACATCTTGGTATAAGAACTATATCGGTCAGACATGGGGATATTCTCTGTGGATTGCATCTTACGGCTCTAAATCTGCCGGAGTAAACGGAATTGATATGTGGCAGTACACGTCAAAGGGTTCTATTCCAGGCATTCCAGGTTATGTGGATGTGAACTATGTGTATAAGAATCTTGGTGGTACTGCAAAGCCTGTGCAGAAACCGAATTCTACACAGACCATAACAGCAAAACCGACAGATGAATCTTGGAAAGGTGACAAGAGATATTACCTGGAAAACACCCGTGTAGGGGCATGGCAGAAAGCTATGAACATAGGATTTGACACTAAAGTATTATCTGAGGATAACAAATTCGGTGTCGGCTCACAGGATTTTGCTAAAAAACATATCTTATGGTCGGGGCAGACGCACAACTGTATCACGGCTATCAGATGGCTTAGACGCACACTCAGAGACGTATATGGCTTTACAAAGCTGTCTTATAATGAGGGATGGACAGATTATCTGACAACATGTGTGAAGAAGTTCCAGAACAACAGGGAGCTTACACCGGACGGAAAAGTAGGACTTATCACGACCTACTGGCTCTTATCCGGCATCGTAAAATAATATAAGAGCATTACACTTTACATACAATACCAAAAATCCCACTACTGGTGAGAAAACAGTAGTGGGATTTTGAATTATTTATTAATTACATATTTTATATCTTTTGTTGACCAGAAATCCGGCGCAACATTAATTTCGAAACTCTTAAAATCTGTAGGCACTTGATATACGATGATTCCATTCATTTTCTTTCCGGAAGCAACTGATCCGTCTAATTGCGTTTTTCCCTCTGCTTCTGGTGCTTGCTGTCCGAGAATGTCTTGATTCAACGAATAATCATCACAATAAGCTTCAAAGTTCGCTGCAGAACTAATATTGATATCTTTGGATGAATTGTTCTCGATGTTAAATTCAAGTATCAAAAACTCTTTTCCATCATCCGGTTTCACATATTCACTTCCGGCTGATTCTGTAGAACTTACTAATGTTACATTAACGTCTTTAAGAGATACTGTTTCACCGACCTGAAATTCTTTTTCCTCATCCACTGTTCCCGATTGAGAACTTTCATCGTTTTTACCAGAAGAAGAGCTTACTTTTTTAGGTTCACTTTTGTCTCCTCCTGCCAACGACCCTATAGCTCCAATTACTACGAATACTCCGAACACTATAAGTATAGTTTTGAGACATCCACCTTTTTTCTTTTTCACTTTAATTCCTCCCTCATTATATAGTATGCTATAATTATATTCTATTAAGTATTTTTCTTTTCTTTTCTTCGAATTCTTGCTTATTGATTGCTCCACAGTCAAGAAGCTCTTTCAATGTTTTTAACTGATTTAGATCATTTACAATTTCTGCGGTAGATTCTGGCTTTTCACTTATCTTTTTGTTTAGAAAATCCATAAATTCTTTATATCTTTTTTTGTAATCTTTTCCTACAACCGAAAGAAGTAAAGAATTTGGATCATTTTTAACCGCCTTCTTCCAGCCTTTGTCCATCCATTTTATTTGCTTGGCCTGTTCTCCCGGAATTATAAATTGTATATATCCAGGCCCCCACCAAACACTTGGTTCTTTGCATGTTATACCGCTAATGTTTTGATAATAGAATTTTCTCCCTTGTTTTCGAGAATCTGTTACATACATAGGAATAATCTCTACATATTCATCACAAGCAACAAGTTTCCCGAAAAAGCTATCTAATTCCAAGACCTTTTTATTCTGCATATAAATACCTCCGCATACATAGTATGCTATCTTCTTAATACCGCAATCACAACTCCAAACCTTACCCATTGTTCCATGTCTTCAAAACTATTCGGATCAACTTCTATGACATCACCGAAGCCGTTGATCGGGACTAACTTTGTCTTACTTCTCTGTACATACCGCCTTATATACGCACGTCCTGTTTCTTTGTGTATAATAATCACGGTATCACCGTTTCTTGGTACTCTTTTGGATATGCAAATGATATCACCCTTTACATATACAGGGAGCAAGTGGTTGCTCGTTATCTTTATACCACAATGTAACGTCTCACCGTACTTTTTTATGTATTCCGGGCAGTATATCCGTTCTTCGTGTGAGGAATCCAATATCATACCGTCAGCCATCTCACCAGTGGGGCATAGAACATCCAACATGTTTTCTGGATCCGTTTCCAGCACTTTCATAGAGAGTTCATAGTCCATCTTACCAAGAATATACGCACGTTGCCTGTCGGTCAATTGCCTGTACTTTCCCAATACCTCGTATTCCTTAGAAGAATACCCTAAGAGATCAGGGATAGATTTATGAGTTAGTTCCGACAACCTTAGTGCTAAGAAAACGTCAAGATTATTAGTCTTCCGTGAAACAATGTTTTTGTACGTGGACACAGATACACCCAGCATCTTAGAAAAGAGAACTTGCGTAAAATCAAGTCTTTTTCGCTCTTCTTCGATGTTATGTGCAAAGTTATCCAACATTTCTCTTTTCGTTAACATTATGTCACATCCTGTCGAAAAGGCTAATATCTTGGCTATTTTTCATTCTTTTTATAAGAAAAATATGATATTTTAGCCAACATCTTGACTATAGTTTCGAGTTATAATTTATTTAAGTATTACAATGTATCATTATAAAACAAAAATGGCACTTGTCAAGCCATTGATAGGAGGTAATCTAATGGGAAAGGACGAAATGAACAGCAAGAGCAACAAAACATGGACTGATACTTATGAAAACGAAATCAAGCGGATGATAAAAGGAATCCGTGACCCACGCCTAATGCGTTACATCTATCTTGTGGTAAAAGATGCTATCAGTGAAAACATTGACAGATAGCAAACATATGTTCTGTAATGTAAGTAATCGCTACTGGAATGACGTGTCGGGATATTGGAGGGATTTATGTGGATGAAATTAAACGCAAAGAAGAACTTGTTAAAATGATAGAAGAATGTGAGAATGAACAGTTTTTGACTTTCTTATATTCAATGATTATATCTTTCAAAAAAAAGTGGGGCATTTAATGCCCCTCTTTTTCGTACCAATAGGCTATTGTGTCACAAATAGTTTGTCGGTGCTCTTTATTTAACGTCATTAATTTTTTCACACTTTCAAGAATAACTTTGTCTGCAAGTAATTCTGGTATAAGCTCTGCATTGTCTTCTGACAAATTCTTTTCCCAACCCATTATATAAGCTGGTGATACACCAAGAATATTGCTGATAGTTTCGATTATATCGATCGGAATATTCGTCACTACGTTATTTTCGTATTTATATAATCGTTGTTTTCCTATCCCGGCTTTTTTCGCTAAATCAATTTGAGCCATTCCGATACATTCTCTTACTTTTTTAATTCTATCTCCAACGGTCATTTCATTAGCCATTGATTTTTCCTCCTTTCCTATTGGTAACTTTATTGTAACACAAATAAGTTACAAGTCAAGCAGAAAATAACTTGACAGGCTACAAAAATGGTGTATAATAAAAGTAACTTCAAAAGTTACGGAGTTGGAAAGGAGAAGATTATATGATAGACACAAATAAATTGCGTGGAGTTATCGTAGAGAACGGTAAAACTCAGTGTGATGTGGCTAAAATGCTTGGAATGACACCAAAAACGTTCTATTCTAAGATGAAAAAAGGTGTCTTTGGAAGTGATGAAATCCAGATTATGATCGACAAACTGAATATTCATAATCCGATGGATATTTTTTTTGCCAAGAAAGTAACTTAATAAGTTACCATATCAACAACAATTGAATACAGGAGGTGATAGCGTGGAATACAGTCCATTAGGCAATGGAAAGCCAATATCCCAGAAAGTGAGCGGTAATTGTGTAGAAACTATTTTTGAAAGAACGAACGGATTGAAGTCAGAATACGATATTTACGTAAACTGGATGAATCCGAATCAGTTAGCAGAAGTTTCATTTCAGTTGCCTTTCCGCGATTGGCAGATACTTGAAAAGTCTGAGGTTTGGAAAAATCTGGATGAATTTTTGGCGGGAGTTCAAACCGAATATATTCCGAAGTGCCACCACGACCCACCAGTTGTAGAGGAAAAGGTTGTGTATAAAAGTCTTTCAGACAAGGTACGTGCATACGTTCGTGATAAATTGACTCGGCAATAGCACGTTCTTTTGAACACGAATAATGTTCGCCATCGTAAATATAAGAGATGTTCACGATGGAAATAGCAGTGGTGGAATGATTGATGATTTCGAAATGGACAATCAAATCATGGTCTTCGTTTAGCGTATATCCCAACGGAATAAATTCTACTTTCTTTCGGGATTGGAATATGCTCTTGGCAGTACCGACAGCACCGAAAACTGCGATAGCAAAAGTTACATTTTCTCTTGTGAATAATTCTTGCATGAAATTAAAAATTGCGTGCATTATACAACCTCTTTTCTTTAGCATTTGAAAAATTATAACACAAAAAAGGGTGATAGCGAAGATGAAAACAACAATTGAATACAGGGAGGTGACAACATGGAACAGGACAAACTTTTAAAAGTAGATAAAACCATTGAAAAACTGTGTGACTTTTTGCAGAAAGAAACAGAACGTGCTGAATCTATTTATGAAAGTCAGGAATTGGCAGAAATGACAAAAGCTCTGGCTGAGCTGATGTCTGCCAGATCAAAGTTTGATTAAAGGAGGTTACAACATGAATCCTAAATTTGCATTGGTGCAGATAGGAAAGAGCACAAACGTTTTCATTGATGGTAAATACATCACAAATGGCATAGAAGACTTGAACTATCACGCAAGAAATGAAAGCGGAGAGTTGTGTCCGACTGTAGACATGAGAATCAATATTCAAGAATTTTCTTTTGATGGTGGTATTGAATTTGAACAGTTTGTGGAATTAGTAAACAGCAAAAGGGAAACCCTGAGCGAAGTTGCTGAAATGGCTGATAGCAAGGACACTCAGGGAAATGATTAAAGAAGAATATCTTCTGAGATTTTGATACACCCATTGATGTTATTTGTTTTATGGATGCAGTGATTCTCGACTAATTCCTCTATTGCAGAATCATGATTAGGGAAATCCATGTAAGAGAAATAATAAAACTTATTTTCTTTTGTATCTTTATAGATATCCAAAAGGTATTTTAAGAAATTTTCTGCATTAGTACTTAATACCATAATTGAAACTCCTTTCTGGATTACTCGGCATGGCAGTGCCTGTATGAACAGTATAGGAGAATCCAGAAGAAAAGACAAGGAGAGCGATGGCAAAGATGAAAAGAAAGATAGATCAATCAACTGTGGCAATAATCATCGGAGTTACATCAATCTTGATAAATCTTATTTTTAACGGAAAAGACTTATTAAGAAATGTACGTTGGTTATTATCATATTTGGTTTAGGAGATGAAAAATGAAAGAATATGAATTTTGGATATTATGGCTTATGGCAATTGTGATGCAATTACAAATTCAAATTATCAACAAGAGACTTGAGATTATAAAACAGTCTTACAACATTACTGGAAAAAAGATTGAATGGTAGATAAAAAAGTCAGAAACATCCGGCAACGTTGTAAGACAAAAAAGGCAGTAAAAAAGCCTAAGAATATTTATTTTTCAATGTATTCAAATTATTGGAAAGGTAAATGCGAAAATGGTAGTTGATTTTTGGTCAAATCGCAAGCCGCTTAGCAAGCCACAACCCTTGAAAAATAAGGGCAAAACGGTAACTGGTCGCAAGCCAAACGACACTCAGATAACAATCAATTGACAAGCCAAAATTAAAGAAATTTTCAAAAAATCGAAAATTTTGACAAGCCAGTTGACAAGCAAATGACAAGCTAAAACCCTTGAAAAATAAGGCAAAACCGCTTGTCAAGTGAAAACGGTTAGCAAGCCACATAACAATCAATTAACAATCAATTCGCAAGCCAGTTAACAACAATAGAAGAATATAAAGAAGAATAAGAATAAAAAGAATATAGATATATGTCAGACGAAATTAGTCTGACGATAAAAGGGACATAAAAAGTGCCCCGCTGGTACTGGCATACCAGACAGGGCGGTGTACCGCTAAAGAACACTTAGCGAATACAGGTTTATTATAGCACATTATCCTGTAATTCGCAAATCTGAAGAACAGGAGGAAGCACACATGACAATGGCAACAGAGATCATCCGCAAGTTGAAAAGAAAAGTAATCTTTTGGCGTTGCTTATGGTTTGTCACATTCATCGCAATGCTGATACTTATGATCGGGTAGGAGGTAGAGAGTATGGAAGACAAGCTTAACTACTACAGGATAGCACTTGTGATAACGCTATACGCATTGGCGGTTATGATAGCCGGATGTGTATAAAAAAAGAGTGCCGATGGATAAAATCCAGTCAAGCACTCAGAAAAACATTCAAGAAAATTATAACACATGAAAGGAGATTTGAACATGGGAGAAGAGAAAAAAGAAAACGATACAAGGGCAATGCTACAGGAGTATATAGAACTTGGTAAAAAACTGAGCACGGAAAAAGTGATGGAATCATACGCTTATATGCATGGGCAGTTAGAAACTTTAAGAAGATATGTAATGAGCCATGAATACATAGACAACAAAGATATAATCGCAATGATGGGGTGGGGTGAAGATGGAGAGCATTAAAGGCTATGACCATTGGAAGACCATACCGCCGGAGCCGGAAGAAGAAAAACAGGAATACTGCACATGCTGTGGAAGACCTGTATACAGTGGTGACAGCTTATACACATTTGACGGACAGACACTATGTGAAGAATGTGTGAAAGAGATCACAGGAGGGAAAGAAGATGGCAGAGATATGGATGATCTGCAAACCAGACTTGGAATACCGTATCGGGGCATATGTCTATGAAACAGATATGGACAAGGCTTATGTGCATAAGCTTGCCGACAAGGTAGCAGAAAAAAACAAGTGTAAAACAATCGTGAAAGTACTTTAGGAGGTTAACGAGATGCAGAAATTGGAATTGACAATAAATCAGACGATGGGGGTTATCACCGGAAACTTTGAGGACATCAAAAAATCTCTTGAAACAGAGATGGCAGTGTATGAGACAAAGCAGTTTGCGGAAGAAGACAAGCAGAAAGCCAAAGGTGATTTGGCAGACCTCAGAAAGCTGAGAAAGGCAGTGAACGACCGCAAGGTTGAAGTGAAGAAAGAGTACATGAAGCCTTATGAAGTGTTCGAGGGCAAGGTGAAAGAGCTGATCGGAGTGATTGATAGACCTATCGCGCTGATTGACGGACAGGTGAAAGAGTTCGAAGCAAAACGTGTAGAAGAGAAAAAAGCAGAAATCCAGAACCTGTACAACGAACTGGTGGAAGAAGAACTGCATGATTACATACCGTTGGAAAAAATCTACGGTGAGAAGTGGATAAATGCATCCACCACAATGAAATCTATCCGTGAAGAGATAAACTTAAAGGTTATGCAGACCAGACAGGATATTGCAACCATTAAGGCCATGAAGTCCGAAAAAGAGGAACAGGCGTTGAACCTGTACATGGAGAACAACAACCTTGCTCTTGCTATCCAGATGATTAACCGCTACGAACAGGAAAAAGCGGAAATCTTACGGAGAAAAGAGAAAGAGGAACAGGAAAGACGTGATCGTGAACTCGAAAGAGAACGTGAGAGGGTAAGAGAAGAAGAACGTGACAGAATCCGTGAAGAGGAAAGACTTAAGGCAGAAGCGGAACAGAAAGCCATCGACAAGATCAAGACGGTGGACGAAGTGAAAGCAGCGGAACTCACCACGGAAGATTCGAAGACGGTAGTATTTACGGTTAAGGCTACGGATGCAGAACTGGAAGAGATTGAAATGGCATTAACTTCTCTAGGCGTTTACTTTGAAAGGAAAGATGTGTAATGGCAGAAGAAAAGAGCAAACGTGAACTTGATATCACAGAGAAGCTTTCCGAGATCCAGACAAGAATGGATGTACCGAAAGACAAACATAACGATTTTGGTGGATACGATTACAGAAGCGCAGAGAGTATCTTGAATGAGTTCAAGAAATATTCAAGGGAATACAATGTATCTCTTACGCTGAAAGATGAAATCGTGGAGATAGCCGGAAGAGTATACGTGAAATCGACAGCAACATTTATCGACTGCGAAAATGGTGGAGAAATATCTGTTCCGGCGTATGCACGGGAGCCGGAGACGAAACCGAAGATGGACGAATCACAGGTTACGGGATCCGCATCAAGCTACGCCAGAAAGTACGCCATGAACGCATTATTTCTTCTGGATGATGTAAAGGATCCTGACACGAACGAATACGCACAGCAGACGGGAGCCGATAAAAAGAGCGGTGGAAAGAAAGAACAGAAAGCCAATGACGGAAAGATTACACAAGGGCAGATAAAAGAACTTCGGAAGATATTTGAAAAAAACAAAATTGATGAAGTAAAGGCTATAGCCGGATACAGTGCACAGAAGATTGAAGATCTGACGCAACAGCAGTACGGGTGGTTCCGTGATAATCAGGAAGAAGCCAGAAAGATGTTTGGTGTGTAAATGGACTATACAGGGACTTTTGATAGCTTGGCGGTGGATTTTGCCACCAATAAGCAAAAAGCCAGTCTAACGCTAAACGAAGACGCGAGACAGGCATTTGAGAACCTTAGAGGTAAGCAGATTACAATAACGATTAAGGCATACAAGAAAAAAAGAAGTCGCGATGCAAACTCTTACTTTCATGTACTGGTTGGAAAGATTGCAGATGCGACCGGGAACAGCAATGTGTACATAAAGAATAAGCTAATAGCGGAATACGGACAGTACGAAACCATTAACGGTACATTAGTTCCATTCATATTGGACGATGATATAGACGCATACGATGTGAAATTTGTTCATCTGCAACCTACATCTAGGACAACCACCAATCAGAAAGGGAAAGTATTTAGGGTGAATCTGGTAATGCGAGGTTCACATACTTACGATACCGATGAAATGGCAAAACTGATTGACGGGACTGTGTACGAAGCGAAAGAACTTGGCATAGAGACTATGACACCGAACCAAATAAGCGAAATGAAAGAAAGATGGGGTGTGAAGATTGGCGAAAAGACTTAAAAGTGTATTCACTGATGATATGGAGCACTGCTACTTCACAGGAAGTCCGAACTGCCACAGACACCACATTTTCTATGGTCCGTATAGAAAAAATCGGAAGAATACGGGTTTGTAATACCGTTAGCAACACATTTACACGAATTTACGCCAGAGAGCGTACACGGGAACCCAAACAGTGGGTTGGACTTAGAGCTTAAGCGGATGGCACAGAGATATTTCGAAGAACACTACGGGACAAGAGAAGAGTTCATACAGGCGTTCGGAAAGAACAGGTTGTAACTAAATAAATATAGATTCATGTGGCAAAAATGGAACTATTAACAGGTTCTAACGCATATCATCTCACCCATTCGATATGCACAGCACAAGATATTGTATCACGGCAGGAGAAGCCACACTCCGGCAGAAAGGAGAAAAGCGGTGGGAAAGAATAGAGAGACGGCAGAGAGCTATTTTATACGAATACCGGATGGACATAGAAACGCAATACAACGTCCGTACAACATGAATGTTGATAGAATCTTTCGAAGAATGATAGAGCATGCGAATAACAATGGTGACTGTATTGTGAATATTGGAAATGGTGTATTTAGACCGATTCCGGGTGATCCGGTAGATGAAAAAGCATTCCATGAATACATTGGGAAAGAATTACATAGAGCCAGAGCAATCCAGTATAAACGGCTCTGCATGAAGCAGACGTTTGAGAGTTGGAAAAAGATGGGTAGGGATTACAATGCATTACATTTTGAAGGTGAAAGGCAAGTTGAATAACATGAATGATTATATCCGGGCACTGAATACCAACAGGTACAAGGGTGCGGATATGAAGAAAGATAATGAATCCCGTGTGATGCAAGCTATATATGAGCAATTCGGAAGATTGCGAATAACAAGAAAGGTACGGATGCACTACCGATGGTATGAGCCGGATAAGAGACGGGATTTGGATAATGTGAGCGCATTTGGACGAAAGTGTATCCAAGATGCATTAGTAGATACCAAAGTCTTACAGGACGATGGATGGAAAAATATAGTGGGATTCACGGATGAATTCTATGTTGATAAGAAAAATCCGAGAATTGAGGTGGATATTGAAGAGGTGTGAGCGAGAATTACATAAAACTTAGCAGAAAAATACTGGAATGGGACTGGTATCCAGATATAAAGACGTGTCGGTTATTCTTGCACATGTTGTTAAAAGCCAACTGGAAAGATGCAAGCTTTCGGGGAGAAGAGATAAAAAGAGGATCATTTGTTTCTTCTGCATCCGTTCTTTCAAAAGAAACCGGGTTGTCTGAAAGTGAATTAAGGACAGCACTTTCACATCTGAGAAAAACAGGCGAGGTTACATGTAAAACCACAAACCGATATACCGTATATACTGTGAATAACTATGCAAGATACCAGACTGAACAGAAGAATGAAAAAAAAGATAAGCCGACCAGACAGGAAGAAAAGCCGGAAAGAGACAATGGATCCGTTAAAGCTGTCATAAAAGCCTGGAACGATTTGGAAAGCTACGGGATAAAACCTGTAAAGAAGATAGAGAAGACTTCCAAAAGATATCAGAACTTACAAGCGAGGTTAGAAAGCAACGGATTGGAAGAAGTGCTACAGGCTGTGGATAACGTGAAGAAAAGCAAGTACTTACAAGGGAAAGTGAAAAACTGGAAGATAACATTCGACTGGTTTGTGTTACCGAACAACTTCACAAAAGTGTCTGAGGGACAGTATGAAGACAGCGGACGGGAGAAGAAAGGATTCAATAATTTCGATGGCCGGAACTATGACATGAATGATTTAGAGAGAAAGCTTATTACATAGGAGGAAGAATATGGCAAAACCGGATGGATGCACTTATCCAAACTGTTTTATCTGTCCTTTGGCAGACTGTAGTTGGGCGAGTGCTAAAGCTGAATTACCTGGAGAAACAAAGAAAAAGCGGAGAATAGTAAGACGTAGCAAAAAGAACGATGTTCGGAGGTGACTTTGTGACACGACAGGAACAGGCTATTGAGAATTTTAAACGGAAGTCACATTATGCGGATCCGTTTGAATACTTAAAGCAGAAGAAACAGGAGGAAAGTAAAAATGAGCAAAAGTAATGTATTGGAATTAGCAAAGAAATTAGTAGCAGCTATCGAGAAAGAAGACCAGAAAAACAAAGTGATGCTGAAAGATATTCCGATTGGTGGGAAGTTTGCTACAGGCATCGGAAGATTCATTGTACTGGAACAGAAAGAAGATTCCACTGTAGTTATTACAGAAGGCTTATATCGCAAAAATGTGAAATTTGATGATGATTGTACGGAATACAGGAAATCATTATTAAGAGAACTGTGCGAAGGCGAAATTCTCAATGAGTTTTCTGATGAATTCGGAGAAGAAAATATTTGTACAAATGAAGCCGGATTAGTAACAGTTGATGGACAGGAAGTATTTGGAAAGCTTTTGACAAAAGTAAGACCTCTGACATTTGACGAAGCAAGGGGATACAATGATCTTCTTGTAAACAAAGACCTCCCGAATTGGTACTGGACTTGCACACCGTGGAGTACGGGAGAAAGAGGATGGGCGCGTTCAGTAGCGGTTGTTACTCCGTCCGGTAACATCCGCAACTATGACCACGACATCCGTAACGGGGTGCGCCTATTTTGTATCTTAAAATCTAATATCTTTGTATCCAAAGTTTAGGAGGTAATGAAGTGACACGACAGGAACTGGAAAACAAAGAGCAAGAGGAATATCTTGCAGAGTGGTTAAGAAAAAAGAAAGAGAAAAAGAAGAAATTTATTTTTAGGAGGAACAAAAGTGGGAGAAGTAATAAAAGCTTATAAAGGATTCAACAAAGACATGACTTGCAGAGATTTCCGGTATGAAGAGGGAAAAGAATACGAAGAAGAAAGAGCCGAAGCGTGCAAATGTGGATTCCATGCATGCGAGCATCCGTTAGATTGCCTTAGATATTATGATCCAGCACACAGTGTATATCATGAAGTCGAACAGAGTGGATAGATATCGAAAAGATCTGATGATACGAAAGTAGCATCTACGAAGATTAAGATTGGGGCAAGAGTGAGTATTGCCGGATTGGTACAGGCTGCTATCGAATATACGAAAGAGAGAATCAAACCGGAAGCAAAAGCTAATGAGGACTACGGGGCATCCAGTGCGACAGGCTACAAAGGGGCATCCAGTGCGACAGGCTACAAAGGGGCATCCAGTGCGACAGGCAACTACGGGGCGTCCAGTGCGACAGGCTACAAAGGAAAGTCGGCAGCAGAAAACCAAAATAGCGTAGCTGTAGCTTGGGGTCCAGAAGCAATGGCAAAAGGTGTAAAAGGATCCACACTTGTTCTTGCGGAATGGAAACGGATTGATAATGATGCATGGTACTGGAAAGAGGAAACGTGGGATTTCATAGGATCGTTAATGGTTCGTGTGGATGGCGAAAAAGTAAAAGAAAACACATGGTACACATTAAAGAACGGTGAACTTGTGGAGGTGGAAGATGAATAAAAAGGAAGTATTGGAAATCAGAAAACAGTTCACACCGGAGAATTGTGCGATTACCCGTATAGCCGGATGCTACGTGGATGGGGAAAAAGAGAAACGCATGGAAAGAGAAGAAGCGTTTCTTTCACTGCCGGAAGAACAGGCATTTAAGTATTTTGATATTTTCAAGAAGACCTTATCTGGGAAAATCGGAAAGAACTTGTTGAACCTGGAATACAAGCCGAAAGAAAGTAGGAGCAGTGACCCGGAGGGCGAAGAACATGAACTGTTAATGAATCTGAGAGAAAGCAAACTGAGAGACCCGGCATTGTTGGATGAATTCTATGAAAAGATTCTTACGTCTTATGACTGTGCTGAGAATTACTACATCGTGCTTATCCATGCAGTATATGACGTACCTGGAAAGACATCGGACGGAGAAGAATTGGAGGATGCATCTGAGGAAGTATACGATTTCATTCTTTGTTGCATCTGCCCGGTGAAACTTTCAAAAGCCGGTCTTACTTACAACGGGAAAGATGAACGGATGGAAGAGAGAACCCGTGATTGGGTAGTAGGTATGCCGGACAAAGGCTTTCTGTTTCCGGCATTCAATGACCGTCAGACGGATGCACATAGTGTACTCTATTACACCCGGAAGTCTGACGAGGTACAAGAAGAAATGGTTCGTGAGGTACTTGGAATTGATTTGGTTGTATCTGCCGATGGAGAGAAAGATAAATTCGGTAAGTTGTTAAAGGATGTACTTGGAGAAGATGCAGACAGCAAGACCGTGAAAGATATCTTTGAGGGCATATCCGAAGAGATGGAACGCCATGCAGAAGACCCGGAGCCGTACAAAATTGATAGGAACGAACTGGAAAAGATATTCAGTAGCAACGGCGTACCGGATGAAAAAATGGAAATGTTTGAGGATGCTTACCGGGAGAACATCGGTAATGTGCCTGTTATGGCAAGTAACATTTGTGACAACAAGGTAGTTAATATACGGATTCCAGAGGGAAAGATAACTATCGATGCAGATTTCATCAGTAATCTTGAAATCAAGGAAGTTGACGGAAGAAAATGCATGGTACTTCCAGTAGATTATGTAGAAGTTAACGGAATTTCAACGAAAGCGTAGGTGAGGAAGATGAGATATAAGGTTGGAGATAAGGTAAAAGTAAGAAGTGACTTGAGGGTTGGAAAGAGCTACGGCGAACATACTTTTGTGCATGACATGTTCAAATTTATGGGAAAGATTGTAACAATTGAAAGTGTATGGGAACAAGGCTATCGCATTGAGGAAGACGCATATTGGTGGACAGATGAAATGCTTGAGCCAGTAGAAGAAATGAGTGCGGAAGAAGCAATTAAATTATCTGCGGACTTGTGTTCGAACACAATTTGTGACCAGTGTCCAGTTTTAAAGTTACGAAGAAAATACGGTAATGACGGGTGCCACAATACAAAACGAGAACACACTGAAGAATATCTTGAAATCCTTAAGCAGTGGAAAGCAGACCATGAGAAAAAGCCGATTGAGATGGAAAATGTAATATACATTGTCGTATTGGATGAAAAAAGAAATGTAGTATACGAAGAAAAAACTAATGGAGTAGTTGTCACTACAGACATGAAAGAAGAAGTGCTTAAAAAATACTGTTCGGAACATGATGGAAAATATTACGCAATTGCCGAACGTAGATGCGTAGTAAAGGAGTAACCATGAACACAGGAGAAAAGATAGATTACATGATACAGTGTTTGGAAGTGGCAAAAGAAGAGTATGAATACGAAGCTGAACGTTATGCACATGAATGTGCTGAGGATTACGAATGGCTTAATAAGCACCATATTACGAACAAAGCACTGATAAGAGAGAATCTAAGGAATGTGGCTAGGATGGGACTTCAGGTGGCAAATGAGGTGAAATAAGATGGCACAGTGGAATGCAAATACAGTACCGAAATGTGAAAAAGGGCAATGGTCAGATGAAGTGCTTGTGACTGTTGAAATAGGGAGGCGTTGCGCGGTTTTAAAGGCAATATATATTCCATATCATGGTGTAACTGTGGAAGATTCTGGATGGTGCATGGAAGACGGAATACCGGATGGTTGGGAGTACATTGAGGAGAAAGATGATTGGTGGATTCCGAATGGATGGTATGAAGTGTGCGATAACTGTCGTGATGCCACATATTTCCGAATTGACGGAAAAGTAACGGCATGGATGAATATGCCAAAACCTTACGAACCGAGAATTAAAGATTTAGCTGATTTTTAAAAAAATTACAGAAAGGAGTACGGAGCTCCGGCCGGGCAAAGATATATCGGCTCCTTTCGAGAAGATGTATATACAAGAAGATGATTTGAAACTAAATGATTGGCAGTTCGCCCAAAGAAAGTATCTTCCTTATGAAACAAAGCTCCGGCTTACAGAGACACGCATAAGAGAATGGCATTACAACTGGGCGGGGCAAGTGTATCTAAGCTATTCGGGTGGACTTGATAGCACGGTACTGCTACATATGATTCGAAAAGAATTAGGCAATGATGTTCCGGCTGTCTTTTCCAACACAGGCTTGGAATTCCCGGAAATCGTGAGATTCGCAAGAAAAGCACCGGGAGTGTTTGAAGAAATCTATCCGAGAGATAAAAACGGCAAAAGGATTACTTTTAAACAAATTGTGGATCAGCACGGTTTCCCGCTGATTTCGAAAGAAACGGCAATGAAAATTGAAAAGTTGAGACACGGGAAGTTGAGTGAGAGGTATCGCAATTATTTGCTGAATGGTGATGAACGAGGAAAATTTGGTATGCTCCCTAAAAAGTGGAGATTTTTGCTTGATGTTGAATTCGATACATCGCAGAAATGCTGCGACAAGATGAAAAAGAAGCCGTTTAAGGAATATGAAAAGATGACTGGAAGAAAGCCATATGTAGGCACAACACAGGATGAGGGATTCATGCGAGCGCATCTATACGCAAGCACAGGTTGTAATGTGTATGATGGAAATAAAATCAAGTCGCAGCCATTAGGATTCTGGAACAGACAGGATGTATTAAGATACGTTGTTGAAAATGATGTGGAAATATGCTCTGTGTACGGAGATATTAAGCAAGATCAGCAAGGTAACTATTATACGACAGGAGAACAACGGACAGGATGTATGTTCTGTGGATTTGGAGCGCACCTGGAAAAAGAGCCAAACAGATTTCAGAGAATGTCCGTAACACATCCGAAATGTTATGAAATCTGCATGAACCTTGAAAGCAACGGGGTGAAGTATAAAGATGCGTTAGAAACGTGCGGAATTGGCACAGAAACATGGGAGCAGATGGGGCAAATGGATATATTTGATTTTATTGGAGGTATGCAGTAGTGAAAGACTTAATAGTGGATTGTTTCGCCGGTGGTGGCGGGGCATCCGTAGGAATAGAGATGGCACTCGGCAGACCAGTAGACATAGCAATTAACCACGATCCAGATGCTATTCTGATGCATAAGACCAACCACCCGGACACAGTTCATCTGACAGAAGATATTTTTAAGGTAAATTTGAAGAAATATGTAAAAGGACAGCATGTGGCTCTTATGTGGGCGAGTCCGGATTGTACACATTTCAGCAAAGCCAAAGGAAAGAAGCCTTTAAAGCAAGAAATAAGGATGCTGCCGATGGCTATCGTGAATCATGCAAAAGCGGTTAAGCCAGACGTTATCATCATGGAAAACGTTGAGGAAATACGGCAGTGGGGGCAGTTGAATAAGAGAGGTAGACCTATTCCGAAGGAAAAAGGAAAGCTATACCAGAAATTTATGAAAAAGATGTACGTAGCTGGATATACCAATATTGAGACGAGAGAGCTTGTAGCTGCGGACTACGGAGCACCGACCACAAGAAAGAGATGGTATGCGGTATTCCGTAGAGATGGAAAAGAAATCAGATGGCCAGAGCAAACTCACAGTGCAGACGGCATCGGATTTGAGAAGTGGAAACCTTGTGGAGATTACATTGACTGGTCAGACATTGGCAGTTCGATATTTGACCGCAAGAAGCCACTTGCAGAAGCTACACAGAAGAGAATCGCAAACGGTATTAAGAAATATATTATCGATGCAGAATCTCCTTATATCGTGAGGAATGGAGAAGCACTGGCATACATCATCCAATATCACGGAGAGACAAGAGCCTGTGATTCAAGAGGACAGCTTTTGACAGGGCCAATTAAGACGATTGATACATCGAATAGATATGGACTTGTGACAGCATTTATCACGAAATACTACAAGACCGGCATAGGTCAAGGCTGTGACGAACCACTTCATACAATCACAACATCTCCAGGACACTTCGGATTGGTATCTGCATTTCTGGTTAAGTATTACGGCGGTGGCTGTGGACAGACTTTGGATAGACCGCTTGATACGATCACGACAAAAGATCGTTTTGGACTTGTGAATGTTATCCTGGATATCAAGGGCGAGAAATACATTATATCTGATATCTTTCTGAGAATGTTGAAACCGGAAGAGCTGAAAGTGATGCAAGGTTTCCCGAAAGATTACATTATAGACCGGGATTATAACTGGAAGAAATACCCGATTGCAAAACAGGTAGCAAGAATTGGAAATAGCGTAGTGCCGATCATGGCAGAGAAGCTTGTAGAAGCGAACTGTCCGTATCTTAAGGTTGGCGAGAGAGTACCGAACTTGATTATAGACGATACACAAGAACAATTAAGATTTGCGTAGGTGAGAAGAATATGTACATTGAATTAAAAGAGATAGACAAAGACACATTGAAAGTCGGGGATGTGGTAGGAGTTGCAAGAGAGGTGAGCTGCGGATGGAAATCATCATTCCGACACCAGTTAATTACTCCGGCAAAAATTACAAGAATTACTCCGAAACGGACAAAGATTGAGACAGATCAATTCGGAGAACATGATAAGAATGAGATTTTTTATGAGTATGATGAAAATGCGGAAAAAGAAAATGAATTAGCTATCATGTTTAAACAAATTAAAGATAGAAGACGTGCGTTTGAGGACTTTGATAGGAAATACGGTCTTGGTTCGATTAAAGATGAAGATATCATAAACATGGCATATCACATGAAAGCAATTACAGAGATTTTGAAGAAATACAAGGAGTAGCAATGTTTGAAGAATTATATAAATTCATATTCAGATTGCATTACGGGATAAAGTTCATGCCGGAAAAGGATTTTGACGAGCTTTTATCTCGGTGTGACTGGGAGCAAAAGATGTATGCATTGTGCTTTAGATATTTGTAAACGTGGAGAAAAATCATGAAAGCACCTTGACAATTGAATATTGATGGTTGGAATGGTATAATTTCCGTATAAAATATACGGGAGGAAAATGCCAATGAAATGTCCATTTTGTAAAAGCGAAAATACCGAAAGAATTAGTGGAAGTACAGCCTTAACAAAACGAATTCCAGAAAAAGTAAGCGTGCAAGGGAATGTAACTTGTACAGAACCTGCAAATATAATGTCGGTTGAAACGCAAAGGTATATATGTCTTGATTGCGGATTTGCTTTTGAAAAGCTAGACGAATCAGATTTGAAACGGTATAAAGAATCATAATTTCATCTACCAACCATCAGTATTCGGTGGTTGGTATTTTTTTACCCATTTTTAGGGAGAAGAGGGATAAATTGAAGAAAATAATATGTTTGATTCTGCTGTGCATCTGCTTAACTGGGTGCGCTGATAGTAATTCGACAGAAACCAGGGACGAAATTAGATACTCTTATGAAAATGCAGATGCGGTTATTACTTACATAGATATGAGAAAGTGGTTCGCATATGTTCCAAGATGGAAGTGGGAAATAAAGGTCGAATATGACGGACTGACTTATGAGGAAGACGATTATGCAAGCGGAATGATGAATGGACCGAGTTTTGCAGACAGTCAAAAAGGAGATTCTGTGACTGTAGAAGTAACAGAAAAATATGTTAACGGAAAACTGGTAGACCGATACATATCTGGAATTGAATAGGGAGAAAGGAACGAATTATGAGTACATTTGAAGAAAGAATAGCGAAAGCAGTAACAGATAAATTGAATGACGGAACAGTTGAAGAGCTTGTATCCGATGCCGTAACAAAAGCACTGAAAAGCAGTATTGAAGATCAGTTCAACTGGAAAGGTGAAGCAAAGAAGATTATAGATGAGAAAGTAAAAGAAGTAATGACACCGGTAATCGAAAGAGTAAATCTGGACAAATATACAGTGAAACTCGATGCAGTTCTCACGGAAATTATTAACAGCACAAATCTGATTGACAACAAAGAAATCTTAGGAAACTTCAAGAGTCTTATGACAGAGCCGGATAAAGATACAATCAGCTTAAAAGAAGTGTTCGAAAAATACAAGGAATATGTCAGCGAGAGCGTTGATACATCTGAACTTGAAATCTATACAGATGATGAACCGAGATATCAGAATGTGACAGCAGAAGTAACTGTTGATACAAGAAATAGCATATTTGGAGGAAGATTTTGCGATTTGGTTTTTAAATGCGAGGAGGATGAGAAACTGACAAAAGAAATCCATTTGTATGAATCAGAAAGAAATGGATTCAGAATTACAAGATTCGAAAGCGAACTTGATATCAATTCATTAAGATATGTAGATGAGTTTGATATTTTCATGATGCGGTTAGATCAGATCGGAAGAGCGTC